GGCCGAGAGGTTGGTGATGTAGGCGGCGAAGCCACCGACGTTCGCGGGCGCGGTGGCTATGACGGTGATCTTCTGCCAGTTGTAGGTGCTCGACCATGCGGTGAGGGTGACAGTGGAACCGGCTGGTGTTGAGATGGGGTTGCCGGTGCAGTCCATCCAGCCGATCGACGCGTTCACCGGCAGCGTCGTAGTGCCAGCGGAGTTCTGTGCCACGTAGAAGCTGAGCGCGTGGGATTGGCCGGGGAATGCGCTGGCGCCCGCGAAGCTGTAGAGCGGCCCGGACGCTGTCGTGGCGAGTGCGGAGACCGCCGTGCCGTAGCCGTTGAAGCCGCCGCTGGCCAACGCCACATAGGCGGCGGCTGGCTGGCTGGAGAAGATGAGGTTGGCCACCGAACTGAGCAGCGCCCCGCTGCCGACCGCCGACGGGAGGGATCCGCAGGACGCTTGGGGCAGTGCCCACAGGTTGATGCTCGGCGGGAACTGCATCCGCTTCCGATACGCCGAGTACGGCTGCATCGAGGCGTAATACGGCCCGGACGTGTTCAGGGGCGACAGTGCGCCGTCCAGATTGGACAGCGTCGGCGTGAACTCTCCTGTTTGGACGGTGTTCAATTCATATTGGCGTCCGCGCCTGATGGACTGGCTAGAGCTGATGTCGTTGGTGCGGCTGATCATGGACACCCACCACGGCAGTGGCGGCCCGGTACTGACGGTGGCGGGGAACGAGACAGCCTCGTCCACCACTGGCCACTTCGGATCGATCGCCATCTCGCCCCCTTACCTCTTGTAGGCACGCCAGGTGATGCTGTTCTTCTGTCCGATCTGTGCCATCGCGGTTTGTAGGTCGTAGGCGAGATCTTTCACGGCGACGACCGAGCCGCCGACGTTCAGGTTGACGATGATCGGCGCCGCACCGGCACCACCCGCGCCCGGACCGCCGGTAACGTTCAGGGACCCGGTGGCGTTGACGCCGATGGACCCGAGCGAGCCGTTGCCGGTGAGGCCTCCCATGACCGTGGACACGGCGGTCTGCGCGGCGCTGGTCATGAGATGCAGGTTGTCGGTGATGCCCTTCGCGACACCCATCACGATGCCAGCACCGACCGGTTGCATGGTGGTGGCCGGACTGTGGACACCGAACGCGGATAGGAAGCCCGCAATCACGCCCTTGGCGAACGACTTGATCTGGTCCAGGAGCCAGCTTCCGGCGTTCTCGATACCGTGTAGCAGGCCCATCACGATGTTCTTGCCGGCGTTGAGCAGCCAGGAGCCGACGTCACCCAGCCAGGACAGGACGTTGCCAGGCAGGTTGTAGAACCATGCCTCGACAGCGTTGGAGCCGTTGACGATCCCTCGACCCAGTCCTTCGAGGATGTGCAGGCCGGACGTGCTTAGCCACGTTCCCGCGCTGGCAAAGAAGTTCTGGATATCCTTGGGCAGATTTAGGAAAAATTGGCCCACTGCCTCGGCCGCTGTGACAATCCCGTTCTTCAAGACGGTGATGACGTCGATTCCGGCATTGAGCAGCCATTTTCCGGCGTCGATGGTGAAGCTTTTGATGTTGCCGGGCAGTGCGATGAACCATGCGCCCACCGCGTCCCACGCCACGTTGATCCCGTGGAACAATCCGTTGATGGCGTCTCCGCCGGCCTTGAGCAGGATCGCGGTGAGGCGACCGAGGAGGAACCCGGCGTTGTATGGCAGGTTTTTGAAGAAGTCCAGTACCGCCGAGCCCGCTGTCTTGAGTCCATTGAGGAGTGCCCGGCCGGCCGTGGTAGCGGCGTTGCCGAGAATCCCTGGCAGGGCAGCGAAAAAGTTGCCGATGTCGGCCGGTATACCGATGATGAACGTGACCACGTCGCCGATGTCGCGCGCCGCGTCGGAGAAGAACCCGACTACCGACTTCCAGATGTCGGAGAAAAACCCGGAGATCGACGACCAGTGGTTGACCAGAATGTAGGCCAACCCGGCGAGCAAGGCCACGACATCCATGAACCAGCCGATAGGCGTGCCCTGGATGGCGATAGCCCAGGCGATGGTCCCGGCCGTCAGCGCGGCCAGCGCGACGACCAGAGCGCCACCGATGACGATAGCGATCGCGACGATGAGGCCATGGTTGTTGCTCAGGACGTTCGCGAAACCCTTGAACAAGTCCATGATCTTCATGACGGCGGGCATGAGGAGGTTGCCGACACTGATCCCGAGGGACTCGGCCGCCGCCTTCGTGTCCTGCAACTTGACCTTGAACTGAGCTTGGGTGTTGTTCCAGTCCGTCTGGGCCTGGGCCTGCCGGGTCGCGGCGGTACCCATCTCGTTGTACTTCGACTGGAGCTTCCCCGACTCTTGGACCAACGTTTCCATCGTCATCGCCGACCTCGCCCCGCCGAACGCCTTCGACAGGTCAGCGGCCGCTTGGATACCGGCCGAGCCCATCGTGCCGAGACTGGACCGGTAGGAGTTGAGGAGGTCGGTTTGCTCGCCGGTCGCCACGCCTTCTTTGGTGAGCTCGGCGGCCATCTGCGACACGGACGTGTTGATCTGGTCCTGGGTCAGCTTCATCCCGCCGGCCGACTTCGTGTAGTCGTCCATGTGGGTCTTCAGGTCCATCACAGCGACCATCAAGCCACCCGGCTTCGAGATGTCCGCGCCGAGCTCCCCAGATTTGATGCCGAGCTGCGCGAGCGCAGCGGCGGCGGGCCCCGACTGATTCTGGAGCAGTTGGACGGTCGTCTTCAGGTGGTTCGCGGCGACCTCGGCCGGCGTCGAGTTGTCCGTCAGGGTCGACAGGGCGGCACCGAAGTCGGCCATGCCGAGCCCGGCCGCCTTGAACGCCGGCAGGACACCGGTGCCGATCGCGTTGGCCAAATCCTGCATGTGCATATCGCCCTGGCCGACAATGGTGTTCAGGTAGGCGACACCGTCAGCGGCACCGGTGACGTCCTTCATGCCGACGGACATGACACCGGACATGGCGTAGGCAACAGTGTCGAGGTCGGCCATACCGATCGTGGCGTCCTTCGCGCTGGCCTTCAGGATGTCCAGGGCTGCCGCGCCGGTCTGTCCGGTCGAGGTGATGTGATACAGCGCCTCGGCGAGCTTGTCCGGGGTCTGGCCGACATCGCCGGCCATTTGCAGCACCGACTGGGATAGGGACGCGATCGAGTCCGTGCCATCGTGCGCCTGAGTCTTGATCAGTTCCATGCTCTGGTCGAACTTCGACGCCATGTCCACGGTCGCGCCAGCGACAATCGCCGCGACAGCACCAGCCTTGATCGCGATCCCGCCGAGCGCGGTCGCGGTCGCGCCATACATGGCCTCCGACGCGGACGTGAACGTGACCGCCCTGGCCTCAGTCGCCTGCATCGCGTCGCCCATCGACGCGATCGCGGCATCCGCCTTCACGGCCTGCGCTTCGAGGTTCGCCACCATGGTGTCGATCGCGGCGGACTCGGTCGCCATGCTGCGTTCCCACACGGCCGCGTCACCGGCCTGCGTAATGGACAGCATGTCCAGCGCCGCCTGCCCGCGCGCGGCCGCCGCTTCGACCGCGGCGGCCATCGCTTCGGAGCTGGCGCTGATGGTGGTGTCGTCGACGCTGACCTGTGCAGCGACTCGGTCCGCTTCGGTAGCGAACAGGGTGAGCTGCCCGGCCGCCTGCGTCATGGCCTCGCCGAACAGGGACAGCTGCCCGTCTGCGCTGTCGGCGGCGACACCGAGGCGTTCGAGTGCTTCGGTCGCGGTGGCCGAAGCCGACACGGCGGACTCGCCGACGGATCGGAGCGTGCCGATGACAGACTCGCCGCCGGTCAGCATTTGGGCGTAGTCCGCCGCGAACGTCGCGACCACGGGAGGAATCAGACCGTCAGACACCGAGAAGACCTCCCCACGCGCTCAGATAGACGACTTCGGCTTGCGGGATGGTGAGATCCACGCCCGGCCGCACATACGGGCGTGCCGGGAGTTTGGAGAGGTGACCGCGGCCGGCCATGCCGCCGAGTTCCTGGATACGGCTGTAGATCATGGTCGGGCCGACCTGCATCGACACGTAGCCGGCGACGGTGGCCGGCCCGACGGTGGTAATCGAACGGAACAGGTTCCCGGCGACCAGCGCGGGCGGATTGCCGGGCTGCGACGGTGTCGGAGTGCGCTTCGGGTGGCTGGTCAGTCTCAGCTGGTTCTGGATTTCCCGCTGCGCGATGAGCGCCACCTGGATAGTGGCTGTCTCGGTGACGGCGGGCAGGGCGGCCAGCATCGATTCGATGGCGTCGATGGCGGCACCGGTGGACATCGTGATCCGGAGGTCCACGGTTCACCTCCGGTTCGCGCGTTCCTGTGCCTCGTTCTTCGCCTGGACGATGAGGTTGTGAATGTCCTTGGCGCGCGCGTACGTACCGGGGGGCAGTTCATCGACTTCGCGCGGCGGGAGCCCATAGGAGTCGAGCCACCACATGTCTTCGGCGGCCCGATCCCATTCGATCTGTTCGGGGTGGACGGCCGCCGCGACTTCGAGGCCCGCGAGCCGCGCTTTTATGCGCTCGCGGGCGCGGTAGGGGACGCCGGGTCTTCGACGTCGCTGGGGTCGGCTTTCTTCGGGAACAACACCTTCATGGCCGGCAGGACGAGGGCTTCCAGTGCGGCGTAGTCACCGGCCCGCATGTCGTCGAGGACGACCGGGGTCCCGGTGATCGCATCGCGCATGATGCACAGGCTGGGGATAGCCCAGTCCGCACCATAAGGCAGCGACCAGGCGGTGACCATGACGGTCATGAGACCGTCGGTCATGTCCACGCCGAACGACATGGCTTTGGTCATGTCGGTCTCGTTGATGCCGCGCAGGATCGCCTTGTGGTCGCGGGCTTTCAACCCGGACAGGTCGCGGAGCTCGACCCAGCCGCCGGACGGCAGGTCGTGGCGGAGCGGGTTCGGCAGCAACGCCAACTCAGGTTCCGGCGCAGGCGGTGCCGGGTCGGCAACCGGCTCGGCCGGCTCGCCGAAGACCGGCGAGGCGGCGGGCCACTGCTGCGGGGGCGCGAGCGGCTGGTCGGGGACGGGTGGCATCTCAACGATGGGTTCGGACATCGGCATCTCCTGTGGGTGAGACTGTCTCAGTAGGACTGTGGTGCGACGTTGTTGAGGACGGTGACCTTGACCGGGCTGTACCCGGCAGAAAGGCCGGCGTTGGTGGTGTTCGCGATCGCGTCGAAGCCACCCGTGTAGCCGACGGCGGCTTTCCCGGTTTCCGGAATGAAGTCCATGTAGGCGGCGGTCTGGCAGTCGATCTGGACGAGGCCGTGCGCGGTGGAAGCCTGGCCGTTGTCGACGACCAGTTGCAGCTGCGGCTGGGTATTGTTGAGCATGTTCAGCAACTGCGATTCGTCGGGGACGGCGACGAAGTTGAGCTTCCCGGACGCGCCGAGGGTGCCGCGCACGATGTCGTAGGGCACCTGCTGGTTTTGTGCGGTGAACACAGGGTCGAGCTGGCGTTTGATGTTGATCGCGCCGTCCGAGATGTATTTGATGGCGGTGCCGCCGCTGGCCGGGCCGCCGATGCCCAGTGCGGCCCGCCACGATGCGATCGGGGTGATCGCGGTCGGGTTCGGTGTCGGGAGCGCGGCGGCGGGGACGGACGGCCAGGAGAGTCCCTTGGCGTCGAAGCTGAACAGTTGCGTCTCGGCGTTGAACGTGAGGTTCAGCTCCGAGAGGCAGGAGCCGGGGTAGGCGCGGGCGGCGACGGTCGCTGTCGGTCCGAGGTAGTGGGTGAGGGTATGTGTGGTCGGCTGCGCACTACCAGTGTTCAGCAAGCTGAACGCGGCCGAGAACGGTCCAGTGACGGGTTGCACGGTGACACCGGACGCGTGGGTCTTCGCGACCGGCGCGGTGATAGTGACGTTCAGGCTGGCCACGGACAGGACGGTGACCAGTTCCAGCAGGCCGGCCGTGTCGATCGCCAGCACGGTGCCCGTGATGATGCCGGTAGCCGAGGCGACCGGGATGACCGCGGTGACGCCAGCGGTGAGGATGGCGGTCGTGGTCGTCGGGGAACCGGTGGTGGTACCACCGGTGTAGGCGATGTCACCGAAGATGTTCGACAGCAGATATGGGAGCGCGTCGACGAAGCAGGCGCCCTTCATCGAGAATTCGGTCTTGATGACGCCTTCCTGCCGGCCGTACACCTCGGCCATGGATCCGCGCCAGCCCTTGTCGTCCAGCCACACCGGCTTGTCGGCGGGCTTGAACTCCTCGACGAGCAGCGTGGCGACGCCGGGTACCGGGGTGCCGGGCGTGGCTTCCTTGGCGATCGTCAGAAATTGCCTGCCAGAGGGATATACGACAGTCGCGACCATGGCCTACTCCTTCGGGGTGGCAGGCGTCCAGCGCCCGTCGTTGGGTGGGCCGTCCGGCCACTCGTGGATGTCGCCCGGTTCGACGGTGAGGCCGAGTTCGGGGTAGATCGTGGTGTCCCGGTAGATAAACCGGTATTCGTCGCCGACCGATTCGGCCGCCGCCTCGGGTTCGGGTTCCGGCTTCGGCTCGACAGGTGGCACGAACGGGGGGGCCGTGTCGGGTGCGGTGTCCGGGGTGGACGGTGGCGGGATGAACGGTTCCGGGTTCACGCGTCCTCCTAGGACTGTGCGTACTCGACAGCCTCGAACTCCATCTGGAGGTAGGCCTTAGACATCTCACGAGGGGTCGTCTCGATCGGCGACAACGTCCACCGAAACCACGGTTGGCCGCGTGATGCTTCGCCGACCTGAAACCCGGCCCCGTAGCCAGCTTCGAAGCCACCGGACCCGCACGTCGGGTCGGTGTAGAGCTTCGCGCGGACCACGTCCAGCAACGCGTATTCGGTGTCTTGCGCATCCTCGGCATAGTTGTCGAGGCAGCGGAGGAAGCAGTGCATGCGGACGGTGTGCCGGACTTCGCGGATGCCGGGCTGCCCGGGCGCTTCG